AGCATAGCATTTTTAACTTTTTTTCTTCTTTTTAATCCTTTTATATTCTCTTGAACAGCGAAAGCTAATTTATCATTATGTTTATAAAAAAGAACTCCATAAGGACTTAAAACATAATTTAATAGATAATCATCAATGTTTAAAGTATTTAACTTTATAAAATTAACTTTCGTTGAATTTATGTTAGTAAAGAGATAAATATCTTTTCCAGCATATTTTTGATAAAACATTTTTGGATGATAAATATAATCAATTAAAAGCTGAGAATAACCTTTATTCTTCTCTGACAACCAATTAATTATTTCAAGTAAAGGATAAAAATTAGATTTTAAAAGAAAATATTCTTTATCACTTTGAGGCTTAAAAATACTTTCAAGTGAATTTCCTTCTAAAATAAAATTCATGATTTTTGTAAAAAATTTTAAAGCAAGATTTAAATTAACATTTGTAAATTCTTTTTTATTTTGAACAGATTTTCTTGAAGTATAATTTTTAATCAATAATTGCATAGCGTTTGTAAATGCTGCTATTGCTTGATTTTTAACAGCATCTCCTTTATTTCTATTTTGCTCTACTGCTTTTAATAATTTTATTAAATTATCAATTATACCTACATCATAGATTCTACCAAATAGAGTCTCATATCCAATATTTAAAAGAATTTCAATTGTTGGATATAGAGATGATGCGTCGTTTGACATAATTATAACATTATCTTCTAAACCATAAACACCTGGGTTAGGATCTTGAACAAACGCCCCCATAACTTTTAGATGGCAAGCGTTTTTCTTAATATCAGTTAATTTAATATTCATTAAAGCCTCCTATTTGGTTTTAATTATTTAAATACCATTTGATATAATCCTCAACAATTTTATCAAGTTTTTTCTGAGGCCTAAATTGTAAATCAGTATAAAGTCTTTGTAGATCAGGAATTCTCTTTTTAGCACCAATTTTAATAGATTCATCTTTGTATTCAATATTTATAATTTCTTTAATTTCAAAAGAGACTTTCTCCGCAATTAAATTTGCCAATTTTTTTATAGTAATGTAATTAGATGAATTTGCAATATTTAAAATTTTATAATTAAATTCTTTTTTATCTAGAATTTTGTCTACTGCATGTAAAACTGCGTTAATAAAATCTTCAATATAAATAAAAACTCGAGATTGAGAACCATCTCCATAGATTAAAATTTTTTTATCAAAAACAGCATCTTTAACCATTTTAGGAATCACAAAATTTTCTCTTTGTCCTTCTCCTACAACATTATATGGACGAATAACTAAATAATTTATTTCATCATCATTGAAATAATATTCATTAAAAGTTTTTATTACATTATATCTTTCTCTTAAAAATTTTTCACTTTCAATTGGAGCTTCATTCGTATTTTTATTTTCAAATTGATATTCTAGATCTCCATAGACTTCACTTGAACTGTAATATATAAAATTAATATTTTTTCTAAATTGTTTTAATTTTTCAATAAATTCTTTTACTGCAAAATTTAAAATAATTTCTTTATTAAAATAATTTTTAGAATTGATAACATCAGAAACTCCAACTATTGCTGCAAGATGATGAATTTCGATGACGTCATTGATAGTAGTTAATTTTTTAATTTCATCTAAAACAAGATTTACGTTCTGTTCAAAATTTCCTTTTATAAATTCATTATTTACTATACTTGATTCAGAATTATCAATTACAATAAAAGGTAAATTTTTTTCATTCAATTTCTTTTGTAAATGACTACCAATAAAACCATTTCCTCCAATTAATACATATAATTTCTTAGACATTTTAACTCCTTAATTGCATATTGAATTCTTTTATTGAATAAAGTTTATCATGTAATCTGTATAATTTACTAAAATATGATTTAGCTAATTTTTGATATTCGGGATCTTTTTCAATAAGTCCTCTTTCTTTAATAATATTTAAAAGTTGATCACCGATTTCAATAATATTTTCAAGACGTTTCATATCTTTTGGATCAAAATCAAAATCTTTTTCTAATTCTTTTTTCATTAATTTTAATTTTCCATTAATTATTTCGATAAGTTCATAAAAGTGATCATGTTGATGGAAAAAGATATTTGATAGATATTGTTCTTGCTGTTTAAAATACCAATAATAATATAAATAAAATTTAAGGAGATCACGAATTTTTAAAAAATTTTTTTTAATTATTTTTATACAGATTTTTGTGTTCACTCTTAAATACTTTATAAAATTTTGATAGCCTTTTTTTATTTCTTCTGGTTCTATAAAATTTAGAAAGCGCTGTTTTGTGTTCATCTTAACTCCTCTAAAATATTTTCAATATTATTGTATTCCCAATAAGGAATTCTAATCAATTTAATATTATTTTCTTGACAATATTGATTTTTAAGTTTATCTCTTTCTTTTTGAATTTCTAATGATTGCTTGTAATGATCTTTATAATGGAATATTCCATCAAATTCAATAGCAATTTTATGTTCCGGTAAGTAAAAATCAAAATATAGAGGTTTTTTTCGATTTTTAATTTTAATAGGACATTGATAGATATAATTTATATTATTTTTTTCTAAATATTGTCTTATTTTGCGTTCGCCTCTGCTTTCATTACATTTAGGGCAACCAACACCAGATAATAAAGAATTTATTTTACTTTTAAATTCTCCATGTTTAGGACAAATAACTGAAACTTTCATATAAGTATTTTTGTAATTTTTATTCCACCATTTTTCATCAAAATTTAATATTAATTTATCATGTATTTTTTTAAATTTTTCAACAAAACGTGAAAATGTCAATTTCTTTTTTTCATTTAATTTTATAGTTGATTTTTCTATTCCACATTTAGGACAACCATGACCTAAAAGATGTACAAATACTATTTGTTCAAATAATCCATGCTTAGGACAAATAATAGGAATTTTTGTTTCTTTAATTCGCGTATAATTTTTCTTCCACCAATTTTTGGTAATTAAAGAATAATCATAAAAATCGGAATGTATAGATCTTGCTCTTTCAATAAATATTTCAAAAGATAATTGATGAATTTTAATTTTATTTCGTTTTAAAAGTTCGTTTAACGTTTTTAAATAATTTTTACCTTGATAAGTAAAAGGAATTTTTGTTTGTCGGCCTTTGTAATTTTTTTGCCACCATTCTTCCGTAATTAAAAAATTAAAATCTGGAAATTTTTCTTTTAAAATATTCAAAATTTCTTTTCTTGGTTTATAATTAATTAATTTTTTAGGTATTCTATCTTGCAAATGTTCTTCTATCGATTGTTCGATAATTAAATCCTTATATTTAAATTTAATTTTTGTACGTTTATTTTTGTAGTTTTCTTTCCACCAAATTTCATCAATTAAATATTCATAATTCATAGATTTAATTTTTTTACAATTCTCTAAACGTTTTAAAAAATCTTGAAAAGAGAGTTTCATCTTAACTCCTCTTTGAATTTATTTTTCAAACGGATTATAGTAAATTTCTTTATTAAATTTATTGTTTCTAATTAAAAGATTTTCGTCGACATAATAATGATAAGTATTTCTATAGTTAAAAATAAAGCTCCTACCCATTAACGTTCCTCTAACACTAGCATTATTATATTTTGCTAAAGAATAAATTTGTTCTAAGAATTGTAATTTTTCATCTAATTTATAAGTTAGTATAACGTCGAGTAAGTTGTATGCTGCAAATCTTCCAGGATTATTTTTATATACCTCATTAAAATTTCCTTCAAGTTCTAATTTATTAATTCCAAGTTCTGCCTCTGCGATAAAGTCTAGTTTGTAGCTCGGAAGCGAACTTCCCATGCCCATTCCCCCCTGGTCCACCGGCTTATATAACTTTAGAACGTCGGCCCTCATGTAATCAGCTTGCTCAATACCGAAATCTCCATATCTTTTAAGTGTAAAGTCCGTGATGTAGTACTCAGCAGACTCGCCAAGCAATTTAAACGCTCTATTAACAGTATAAGGATCATCGAATAATGCACTATTAAATCCAATTAAAAATAGAGTTTCAAGTTCTTTAACCAACAAGAAAAATCTTTTAATTAATTCAATTTCAGAATTAAAAATTTCAACTTCGATTTTTAAATCTTCTATTAAATATGTTGAATTCTTTTGACAAGCATCGTTATAATGATCCCAAATTTCTTTTAAAAGAGATTCTTTTGAATATTTATGTTCGCTGTCTTTTAAAAAAAGAATAAAAGCTTGATTTTCGATATTATTATAAAGAGCTATACTTGTTATAGGAAATTCTGCTGTTTTTGCATCAGGTGCTTTATGAGGATCAAATTTAGTTTCAATATCGTAATAAGTTTTATTTAATTTTTTACTATCCCAAAATTTATCATCTAAATTTTTAAAACTATTTTGATGTTTAAAAAAAGCATTCATTGATGGATCTATATCAGTATTATAAAATTGATAGAATTTTAATTGATCTTGGTTTAATGAATCGATAATTTGATTTAAATCTTGTGTACGACATGTATACGCTTGAACATCAATAGCTTTTACTGATTCTTTCATTATTTCCCCTTTAATTCTTTTTTTAAGATATATTCATCGCTTGCACAGGCACAAACTTTATCGCAAATATAAAAAGGTTTAAATTTAAAATTTATAATATTATATTTCTCTTTAAAGCATCTTTGATAAATATTTAAATTCTTATCAATTTTATAATTATAAGCATAACATTTGACTGGCCTTAAAAAAGATTTTAAATTATTAAAAGAATTGATATAATCAAGATTATCAATAGAATTCAGAGATATGTTTTCGAATAATTCTAATGAATCTAATTCTTTTAATATTTCTTTAATTTCTTTTTCTGATTTAAATACTTGGATATCAAAAAATTTTTTAGGAATTAACTTTAATAATTCTTTTGCTTTTTTAAACCCTTCTTGTAAAGACATAAATTCTTCATGAATTGTTGCAACAATTAAAAGATTTAAATTATTTTCTTGACAAAGAGTAAAAATATCTTTATAATATTGATTTGATTTTGAAAAATTCGTCACGAAAACAATTTTTATTTCTTTAAAATGATTTTTAAAAATTTCTGAAATTTTTTTGAAAAATTTTTTATAGAATTTTATTGATTTTAAAGATGGTTCTCCTCCAAGAATGTTAAGTTCTAAGAAATAATCTTGATCTTGTTTAATTTTTAAAAATTCAGGAATAAATTTTTTTTCTAAAAACATATATAAATGCTTATAGTTAATCTCAGATTTATCTGATTTATCTGTTTTTTGAAAACAGTAAGAACAGTTATAATTACAAGTGTAAAATAATTCAATGAAAAGTTGTACAGTTATATTTAAAGGAGAGCGAAAGTAATAGATATCAGAAGATTCGCGAAGGAGATATTTTTCATATTTTCTCTCAAGTTCCTTTTCTGTCATAAAACTTTCCTTTTGAATTTAAATTTTTTCAAAATTTTAATTAAATATTCTTCAAGATTTTCATATTCCCAGTAAGGAATTCTAATTAAATTAATTTTATAGATATGACAAAGTCTGTTTTTAAGAAAATCATTTTTCTTTATTTTTTTTAAAGTTATATTATGATGATTATATTTATTTGAAAAATGTTGCGGTCCATCGAATTCTATTGCTAGATTGTATTTTGGAATGTAAAAATCTAATCTTAATTTTGATTCAGGTAAATAATATTCTTGTTTGAAATCTAAATTTAATTTTTTTAAAATTTGTGAAAGTTTTTCTTCGCCTTTACTCATTGTACAAAATTTACAACCTTGATTATTATGTATATGGTTTAAAAGAGAAATATAATAAGTTCTTTTACAATTTTTACATATTATTGGAATTTTAGTTTTAACATTCTTATAATTCTCTTGCCACCATTTTTCTGTAATTAAAGAATAATCATAAATTAAATCAAATTTCTTTTCTCTAATAGTATTTAAAAATTTCTCTCTTGTCCATTTATCTTTTTTTTGACAATAAGGACATTTTGAATTTTTTGAAATATTTATAATTGATTTGTAAAATTTATGATTTTTTTCACAAATGAATTCTATGTTAGACACAGAAGTATTTTTGTAATTTTCTAAATACCATTTTAAATTGAAATTTGTTTTATAGTTATTTTTTAAACAATATTCTTCAATTCTTTTTTGATACTTTTTAAAATTATTTAATTTTTTTGATTCTACGGATTTCTGATGATTTTTATTTTTACTACATAAAGGACATGAAATCTGTCCTGATCGAATATTATTAATTTTTCTTTCAAAGTAAAAAGGAGGTTCGTGATTAAAACAGACTAATTCAATTTTCGAATGAGCATTTTTATAGTTATTCTCATACCAATCTTTTAAATCTATTTTATCAGAGATTTTAATTTCTTTTAAATTTTCTAAAGTTTTTTTAATTTCATTAAAAGATAATTTAAGAGAGTTTCTTATTTTTTCTCGTCTCTCAAGTTCCTTTTCTGTCATAAAACTTTCCTTTTGATTTCATCAGAGAATAAAATATCAAATTGAGATAATTTCATATCAATATTGTAATCAATAATAGTATCAAAATCTAAATAAATTTGAAAATTTTCTAATTTAGTTTTTATTTGAAGCAATTTTTCTTTATTTTTCTCAACCCCAAATGGAATTGAAATAAACTTTAATTTTTCATTGATATCTTCTTTTTTCAATTGA